CATTTCAATTAATTCACATAACTTAAAAACTGGAGATAAAATTCTATATTCATCTAATGTAGTTGCATCTGGATTATCAACTGGACTTTATTATGTTTACCGAGTTAATGATAACACAATAAAACTTTCTGAAACATATCTAGACTCTAAAACCATTCCCCCAACAACAGTAAGTATTGCCGGAACTGGTGGTTCAAGTCAAAGTATTTCATTAATAAATCCCCAAATTGAATCAATTAAAAATAATAACCTTATATTTAATTTATCAGATAATTCTTTAGCGGGATATAAATTTAAACTTTACTACGATCAAGATTATAATAATGAATTTATTTCAACTCCATCTTCTAATTTGTTTACACTATCTGACATTGGAACTATAGGAGTTTCCACTAATGCCTCTCTGGCAATTAATTATAGTGAAAGTTTACCAACAAAGTTATATTACAATTTAGAAAAATCTGGGTACATTAGCACTTCAGATACAGAAGTAAATAATTATTCCGAAATATTATTTGCGAATAGCGTATATCGTTCTAATTATATAATTTCTGGTGTAGGAGCAACTACATTTAATGTTTCTTTATCTAAAAAACCAGAAAAATTAACATATATTCAAAATGAGTGTGATAAATTACAATATACTACTACTTCATTATCGGCAAAAGGTCCTATTGATAGAATTGATATTATTTCTGGTGGTTCTGGATATAAAAAACTTCCAACATTTGTAGGATCTAATTCTGCGAACGGAAAGGATGCTTACATTACTCCAAAATCGACATCTATAGGCAATGCAAAAGAAGTAAGAATTGTCAATGAAGGATTTCAATATTCTTCAGATAAAACTTTACAACCAGTTGCATTCATATCTCCTCTAATCACAATTAAAGACTCAAATACAATTGGTATTGTTACAGTTAATAATGGCGGAAATGGATATACTGATTCCCCATCTGTAATAATTGTGAATTCTAGCACTGGAGAAAAAATTGATAGTGGAATATTGGAAGCAAAACTATCAGGAAATTCTATTGATTCTATAAGTATTATACAGCAACCAAATGGTCTTCCAGAAACAACGGTACAATTATTCACCACCAATAACACTAATGGAATTAGTATTCAACAAGTTCAATCTTCTTCAAGTGGAATATTTACTTGCTTCATAACAACACCAACTTTAGGATTTTCTACCTTTGTACCATATCCTTTTAGTGCTAATGATCAAGTATTTGTGGAAGGAATTCAAAAATTTAGTACCGAAGGGACTGGATTTAATTCTGAAGACTATGGATACAAATTCTTCAAGATTCAGAGTATTAATACTGCTGGAGTTCTCGATTCAGTAACAATCAATATTTCTGGATTAACTACAAATACTGGTATAGCAAAAACAATTCAGGATTCTGTTGGAAATATCATAAAAAGAACCGACTATCCATCATTTACTGTTACTCAAATTCCATCTCAATTTATTGTTGGAGAAAAACTTATTTCAAATGATACTGAGAGAGACTTAGAAATTTCTTCATATGAAAATTCATTTATTAAAGTATCCGGAACCTATGAGTTGTCTGTTGGAGAAATTATTATAGGAAAAGAATCTGGAAATATAGCAACAATAGATAAAATTGAATCTGGTATCGGTAGATTTAAGATTGACTATTCAGTTGAAAAAAACATTGGATGGTCTAATGATATTGGTAAATTAGATCAAGATAATCAAGTTATTCCGAATAATGATTATTATCAGAATCTTTCCTACACGGTAAAGAGTCCAATTACATATCAAGAATTAAGAACACCAGTTAATAGTTTAGTCCATACTAGTGGATTGAAGAATTTTGCAGATACTGGAATCACATCAACTACAAACTTTGGTGCTATAAATTCTGAGAATGCTACATCTATAATTTATGACATAATAGAAGAAAACCGAGTAGATACAATTTATGATTTTGATTTAGTAAAAGATATTGATGTAGTTGGGACTTCTTCAAAGTTCTTAAAATTAAAAAATAAAAAATTAACTGATTACATTGAGTGTAGAAGTAATGTAGTTTTAAAAATAGATGACATAAATCGACAATTTTCCGACTCCGATGGAAATCCAAGTGAATTTCTCAATTTACTACAATTAAATTCTGGAGTATCTTATAACAATATACTAGTCCGGGTTTCCAGTCTTGATAATACAGAAATTCAATTAACGGAATTAGTTTTATTGAATAATGGAAGTAATCCATTTTTGGCAGAAAAATCAACTCTAGTCAATACTGGAGTAGGACTTACACATATCTCCGGAGAACCAATAGGAAAATTTATATTAATTGAAGACGATGTGGATGATAATACTTACTTAAGATTTATTCCAAATAATCCATTCGATATTGATTATGATGTTAAACTAATTAATAGTAATTTTAATTCTCCTTTAGTAGGAATTGGGACAACTTCTGTAGGATTCATCAATTTAACCGGTTCAAATAGAACTGCGGCATCTGGAATACAAACTTCACTTGTATCCGTAGAATCTAATAAGTTTTCTTCATTGTATTTAAATGTCCAGATTGTTGGTTCAGCAACAACTCAAATGAACTTTGCTGAAGTTTATTTGAATCATAAAGAATATGTAAACTTATTATCTACAACAATTAATTCAACTGTTGGAATTGGATCAACTGTAATTTTTGTTGCTGATACAACTGGACTTATAGTTGGTGTAAGTTCTGTAAGTGTGGTTGGCGCCGCAATTACTAACAGACCAATTGTTGCCATTGGATCTACATTTGTTCAAATCGGCACTGCATCTACATCATCAAGCATAATTGGTGTTGGCACTGTCGTCAATTTTAGTACTATCATCGATGATACTTATATCTCAGAATATTATTTTGATTCTGAATTTTCCAGCAATTATTATTCCGGTAATAATATAGGAATATTCACGGCAAGTATTTCTCCTTCTGGAATTTTATCATTAAATTATATTAATAATTCATCAAATCCAGTAAATGTCAGGTCAAAAGTTGTTGGGTTTGGAACAACATCTGTAGGAACTGGTGCATATAGATTTATATCTCCAGGTCAAATACCAGGAAATGAAAGAAGTGCAGTATATCAATCAACTTATTCATCCACAGTTTCTTCCGCATCAACTGTCATATCATTGGATAAATCTAATTTTAATGCAGTTAAATCTTTGGTGGAAGTCAGTGTTGGATCAACAAGTGCTCTTCATCAAATTATGTTAATACAGGACGAAACTGACATTTATGTTCAACAGTCACCATTTCTTTCTGTTGGAAGCACAAATGGAATTGGAACTTTTGGTGGAGAATATTCTGGTAGTAATTTTATACTAAAATTCTATCCAGACACAACAATAACTTCAAAGGTTAATATTTCAGCATTTAATCAATGTTTCTATACAACTTTAGATATTCAAAATACTGCTCCGAATTTAAGTTACGGAACAGTAGAAGAATCGATTGATATTAAATTATATAATGCAATTAATGGAAGTAGAATTAATAAAACTAATTTTAATCTAAACTCCAATGGAATTGAAATTTTTAGAAAAAGATTTAATCCAATAAATCCATTAACTCCAGACCCATCAACGGGAATATTCACTATACAAAATCATTTCTTTAGTAATCTAGAAAAACTTATCTATACGCCAAAATCAACATTTATTGGAGTTGGTGCCAGTGCCGTTGGAATTGGTTCAACTCTAAATTCTGTAGGTGTTGTAACTACAATACTCCCATCTGATGTTTATGTTATAAAATTATCAGATAATACATTTAAATTATCCACAAGAAAGGATTATGCTACACTAGGAATTGGAGTTACATTTACTTCATACGGTAGTGGTAATGCACACCAACTTGAAATGGATAAAAAACTTGAAAAATCACTTATTACTATCGACAATATTGCCCAATACCCATTACAATTTACTCCAATAGCATATAATTTGCTTGGTAATGGTGGGCAAATAAGTGCAGGTTCTTCAATATTTGCCTTGAGTGGAATATCTACAATTATTCCAAAAGATATTCTAAAAATTGATAATGAATATATGGGTATAATTAATGTTGGATTGGGAACTACTAATGTTGGACCTATTACAAATAGTGGAAATGTTAATTTAGTTGAAGTCACTAGAGCATTTGTCGGATCATCGGCAACAACTCATACAGACACTACTTCAGTAAGAATTTATAAAGGATCTTATAATATTGTTGATAGTAATATTTTCTTTGCCGAATCTCCAAGAGGTAATCCACAAATAGAAAGAGATTCTAGTAATTTGACTTTCGAAACTTCTGATTTTACGGGAAGAGTTTTCTTGAGAAATGATTACACATCAAATCAACTGTATGATGATATTTCAAGTCAATTTACAGGTATTGGTAGAACTTTCACATTAACTGTTGGTGGGGCAAACACTGTAGGACTAGGAACCACTGGAGGAAATGGAATTTTGTTTATAAACGGTGTTTTCCAAACTCCAACAACTATTAATAATCCGCAAAATAATTTTAGTATTATTGAAAATACTGTTTCTGGAATATCTAGCGTAGTATTCTCTGGTATTACATCTTCTGGTACTGGTACAATTATTACTTCAGATTTTGATGTAAATCAAAATCAAACCCCCAGAGGGGGGATAATTATTTCGTTGGGTTCTTCTATTGGTCTTGGATATGCACCTCTTGTAGGGGCAGCAGTAACTGCCGTAGTTGGTGCTGGGGGCAGTATAGTATCTGTTGGACTAGGAACTACTGATAATCTTGGTTCTGGATATAATGGTGTTGTTTCGGTGGGAGTTTCCGTATATCAAAGTGATCATATTGGAGATACAGCAATCATAACTGCATCGGTTGGAGCGGGTGGAACTCTATCATTTACTGTCGTTGGTGGCGGAACTGGATACACAAATCCTAAAGTATTCGTATCTGAACCATCATATGAAAATTTAAGTGTAATTGGCGTATCTAGATTGGGACTTGGGGCAACAACAAGAACTGGAATAGGTCTTTTACTCAATGTTGAAGTTGGAGCAAGTTCTGCAACTGGAATAGGATCAACATACTTTGAAGTTTCTAGATTTAGTATTTCTAGACAGGGTTACTCATTCCGAAGAGGGGATGTATTTAAACCAGTTGGATTGGTGACTGCTAAAGGATTGGCATCTCCATTATCAGAGTTCCAGTTGACAGTAGTTGATACATTTTCAGATTCTTTTGCCGCTTGGCAGTTTGGAGAGTTTGATTATATAGATTCAGTAAAAAATTATCAGGATGGAGTTAGAACAAGATTCCCATTATTCTATAATAATGAATTATTAAGTTTTGAATCTCTTGAGGATTCTCAGATAAATCTTTCAAATGCTCTATTAATTGTCATAAATGGAGTCATTCAAGATCCTGGAGTTGCCTATGAATTTGATGGTGGAACTAGTTTCGTGTTTACAACTGCTCCAAGACCAGAGGATAATGTTGCGATTTTCTTCTATAAGGGTACTGATGGTGACGATGTTATTGTAAATGATACGATTAATGAAACTCTAAAAAGAGGTGATACTGTACAGGTTCTTAAAAATAATTCAATTCCCGGAACAATAACACAAGATAAGAGGACAATATTTGATTTATCATTCTCTGATAAGTTTGAGACTAATTTATATTCAAATCAAGGAGTTGATTCAGAAAATAATAAACCATTAAGTTGGATTAAACAAAAAGTTGATAGGAAAATTAACGGAGAAGATGTTTATAAAACTAGAGATTCTATTGAGTCTTTAATTTATCCAACTGCTAAAATTATCAAAGATTTTTCAACTACATCTGATGAAATATTTGTAGATAATGCAGAATTCTTTAATTATGATTTGACAGCACCAGAAAAATTTGATGCTTTAATTTTTTCTGGAGTTGCTGATCCAGTATCTGCTGGAATAACTGCAATAGTTTCTATTGCGGGAACAATTCAATCTCTATCAATTAGTAACCCTGGAAGTGGATACACTGGAGCATCAGTTACTGTTAAGATTGCTGCACCATCAACAGTTGGCATTTTGACTTCATTACCTATGGGTGGTATTGGTATTGGGTCTACTGCAACCGCAACTATTGCAGTCTCTGCTGCAGGATCTCTAACAACTCCAATTACAATTATAAATCCCGGATTGGGTTACAGTGTTGGGAGACCACCAGAAGTTATTGTTCCACTTCCAGATCCAATATATGAAAATATTACAAATATTTCTCTAGTAAATGGATTCTCTGGAACTATTATTGGAATTGGAACCACGACAGGTAGTGGTGGAAATCCCCTAGCACTTAAGTTTACTTTAGAAGGACCTGTTGGATTTCCTCAATTGCAAACTGGATATCCAATTTATATTTTTGATACAAGAGTTGGAAAAGGAGTAACTTCTATCAACAGTTCTAACTCTGCAGTGGTTGGAATTGGAACAACCTTTGTAGATAATATTTACTATATTCATCAAATCTCTTCTACTAGCACTACTGGAATTATTACTTGTAATATACTATCAACTACATCTGTGGTTGGGTTAGCATCTACTGGAAGTATATCAAACCCCATAGGTAAATTCTCTTGGGGTAGAATGTCTGGATTTAATAGATCAAGTTCTGCAATTTCAATAGGAGTGACTGGAAATACTGTAGATGTTGGATTGTCAACTTTTGCAACAATTCAAAGAAGAGGAGTTGGTATTAGACAAACCGGAGCACTTCCAAAACTTTTATAAATACTTAAAAAATATCAATATGGCGGCAATAGTAACGGATCAATTTAGAATATTAAATGCAAGTAATTTTATAGATTCTGTAACTGGTGGTAACGATTCTTACTATGTTTTTTTGGGTTTGGACAATCCAGTACAAGATGCATTTGGAAGAACTACTGATTGGAACACCAATGCCCCAAATCCAACAGATAATTTGAAATATTCCTCACACTATAGAGATACATCTTTATTTGGTAAAAAAATTACATCTAGTAATATTAGAAGACTTATAAGAAAAGTTACTTGGACTTCTAATACATCATATGAGATGTATAGGCACGATTATAGCATTCAGAATCCAACACCAAATTCAAATTCAAGTAGATTATATGATTCTAATTATTATGTAATTAATAGTGATTTTAGAATTTATATTTGTATAGATAATGGTTCTTCTGGAACTAGTTTGAAAGGTGGCAAATCCCAAGATGAGCCCACATTTACAGATTTGGAACCTTCTGCGGCAGGAACAAGTGGAGATGGATATATTTGGAAATACCTATTTTCAGTCTCTCCAAGTGATATTATAAAGTTTGATTCGACAGAATATGTTGTTGTTCCTAACGATTGGGCAACTTCAACAGATTCTCAAATTATAAGTGTAAGGGAAATGG